ATACCTTCTTCACATCCAATTCCGGAACAGCCGTAAACTTAATTGCAGAGGACAAAATCTGATGACCAAAGCAAGAGATGTAGCAGATTTAGGGGGTGGTGTATCTACAGCCGACATCACTGACGCCGCGGTAAACGAAGCCAAGCTGCAAGTATCTAATGCTCCAACTAATGGCTACGCCCTCACAGCACAGTCAGCAGCAACTGGCGGCATGACTTGGGCAGAAATGTCTGCATCCCCTATTGATTTGATCTCTACAACTACTATTAGTTCCAACGTCCAAAATATTGCGCTGGGTCTGCCAACGGGATACGTAGAGTATCAAATAAATATAAGTGATATAAAGACTAACTCTAATTTTCCTGTTTTGCAGGCACATTACAGCACGGACAATGGTAGTAATTATGATATTAGCAATAATTACCGTAACAGAGCTACTGGCAATGCTGCAACGAACTCCCTTCGCATGCATGATGGGGAGATGCGCGGTGCTAGTTTTTTTCGCCTTTCAATACAAGGGGCAAAAATGACTGCTCGAACAGTAATGACAGGTGTGGGTCTTCCATGTTCTATCGCAAATGAGACAACTTATGATTTTACTTCTTGGCTTGCAGGTGGGGTTTACGTATCTGATAGCGTAGTTACAAACATAAGGTTTAAAGCTAGTGACAACTCAAGTTTCACTCAGGGTGTAATTCACATGTACGGGGTAAAGGGGTAAAGTAATGTCAGGATACATAGGCACAGTGCCCGTACCACAGGCCACCCAAACCCGGGAGGCTTTTACAGCAACGGCGAACCAAACTTCTTTTGCTACAATAGGCTACGAACCGGGTTTTCTTGACGTTTTCTTGAATGGCGTCAAGCTAGCCGCCGCAGACTACACGGCAACGAACGCGATAAATGTTGTGCTGGCTACGGGCGCAGCAGTTAATGATATCTTAGAAATTGTTGCATATAAGACTTTTAATGTAGCTAATACGCTAGCACCTAACGGAAGCGCCGCCAATCTGACTAACCTACCAGCAGCACAGCTGACAGGGGCCTTACCCGCTATAAGTGGCGCAGCGTTGACCAGCTTAACTTCCGCTAACCTAACGGGGGCCTTACCTGCTGTCTCTGGCGCAGCGTTGACCAGCTTAACTTCCGCTAACCTAACGGGAGCCTTACCCGCTATAAGTGGTGCGGCGTTAACTAATGTTCCAATAGCAGATCAAGCTGTAAACGAAGCCAAACTTCAGGTATCCAATGCTCCAACCAATGGCTATATGCTTACGGCACAGTCCGGCAATACTGGTGGATTAACTTGGGTAGCGGCTCCTACTTCTAGTATAACATACGCCGCAGTAGGCACCTACGGGTATTTTATCACTACTGGTACTGTGTATAGCATAACCGCGGGCAGCACCACAATATCAGGAAGTTCATTAAGACCTCATGGTGTTACAGTCTATACCCTTTCAGCATCTTACACGGGAAACCACCACTGGCCTTCACCGGGAAGCTCTCCTAATGTCGGGACTTGGAGAGCTATGGGTGGTACGGGTGGCAATTGGGCCGGATCGGCAAAATATACCGCTACACTATACATAAGGATTTCTTAAATGAGCATTACAATCACACAAGTCCGTAATGCGGCATCTCTACAAGCTGACAACCTCCGTATGGATGTAGAGATTAATCATCCAGACTACGGATGGATACCTTACACACTAGACCCTGCTGACACCGATATGACTATCAACAACGATGCAGTCATGGCTCTAATTGGTAGTGACTTCACAGCATATGTAGCACCTACTGCTGAAGAACTAGCAACAGCCGCAGCGGCACAGGTACGCAGCCAACGTGACCAACTGTTACTTGAGGTTGATGCTGTCGCAGGCAATGCACTTCGCTGGGCTGCTCTATCATCTGACAAGCAGGCTGAGTGGGCTACATACAGAACAGCCCTTTTAGATGTCCCACAGCAGGCTGGATTTCCTAACACTATTACTTGGCCTACTAAACCGTAAGGATTAAACAATGTTCGGTTTTACTCCATATTCAAGCACTCCATTTGCCGACGTTACAGATGGCAACAAAACAGTTGTGCTTCTAGGAGTTGGAGCCGCTTCTGCGCTGGGAAGCGTCGTTGCCTCAGCTAATGCCAACATTGCCGTAACGGGAGCGGGTGCTACTACGTCGGTTGGTCAAGTAATTGCCATAGCCAATGCCAATATTGCTGTTATAGGGGCGGGAGCTACTTCTGCGCTAGGGGTCGTCGTTGCGAAGGTTGATACGGTAGCATCTTGTACTGGAGTTTCTGGCACAAATGCTGTAGGCTCAGTGATAATAACTGTCGCGGATAAAGTTTTTGTGGTCGGCGTGGCTAGCTCGGGGCAAATCGGCAGTGTAACTATATGGAGTCAAATTGACCCCGACCAAGACGTTATCTGGACGCAAATAGATTCGGGTACGACAAACGCGTGGACGGAAATAGACCCTAATACTGGGTCAACATGGACAGAGATAGCAGCATGAGGATGACCAATGCCTAGTACCTATACAACTAACGGTGGCATAGAGCTTCCCGCAAACGGTGAACAGTCCGCTACATGGGGCAACACTGTCAACGACAACATGAATATAATCGACCGTTTAACAAACGGCGTTGGTTCTATAGCCCTGTCTGGTACTACGCACACTCTAATTACTACTGACGGTACACCTTCAGACGGCCATTACAGTGTCCTTGCGTTAGGGGGTTCTCCTTCAGGGACGAATACGATTACGGTGTCCCCCAATGATGGGCAGCACCTGTATATTGTTAAAAATGCCAGTGGCCAAATTGTTACCTTTACCCAAGGTTCTGGGGCTAATGTCAGTGTTGCAAACAATACTTCTAAAATTATATATGCTGATGGCGCTGGTTCTGGCGCGGCGATAGTAGACATAACTGCTAATCTAGACCTCGGGGCGATCATACTCAACGGGGCAGCGATAACATCTTCGGCAGCAGAAATAAACAAGCTCGATGGCATGACCTCTAGCAAAGCAGAATTAAACATTTTAACAGGCGTCACGTCGAGCGCGGCAGAGATAAACAAGCTAGACAACATGACTTCTAGCAAGGCGGAATTAAATATCCTAACGGGTGTTACGGCGACCCCAGCAAATGTAAACACGCTTGCCTTAGGAGGTACCGCAAATGGTACAGCCGTTGCTTCTAAAGCCGTTGTTTTAGACGCGGCGAAAGATTACACAGGCGTTCGTAATTTAACAATAGTGGGAGAGCTTGACGCCGCTACTGGAGATTTTAGTGGTAATGTGGACGTTGGCGGCGCATTTTCGTTGTCTGGAACCGCAATTAGCTCGACAGCGGCGGAAATTAATTTTGTTGCAGGTGTTACCAGCGCGATCCAATCTCAGTTAAACGCCTTGACAGCCGCCACCGCTGCCGCCGTCCCTGCGGGAGCAGTAAACTCCTTTGCAATGAACTCCGCCCCTACTGGGTGGCTTAACTGTGATGGGGCCACAATCTCACGTTCAACTTATAGTGTTTTGTTTGCAGCAATCGGAACAACCTATGGCGCTGGCGATGGTACTTCCACATTCCTCGTTCCCGACCTACGCGGCGAGTTTTTGCGCGGGTGGGATAATGGTCGAGGGGTTGATGCTAGTCGTGCGTTTGGTTCAAACCAAGGAGACGCTATACGCAACATTTTAGCCGCGTTCGGTAACATCAGAGTTGCCTTAGGCCTATCGCCACGGGCTACTGCTACAGGCGCGGCTGCGGTTGCATTAGGCGCTACGAGTCAGGATAATGGCAATGGTGGCGCGGCTGTAGGTAACTTTACTTTTGACGCTTCTAGGACAGTACCAACTGCTGCGGATAACAGACCAAGAAATATAGCTCTACTTTTCTGTATTAAAATCTAAGGGGGGCTAAAATGACCTTGCAAAAGCTGCAATTCAGGCCCGGAATAGTCCGAGACACCACAGATTATACGAACGAAGGTGGTTGGCGTGACGGGAATAAAGTTCGATTCCGCATGGGACTTCCCGAAACTATTGGGGGTTGGACACGTTTAACCACAAGCACGATGCTGGGTACGTGTAGAGACCTACATACTTGGAGTTCTTTGACAGGCACTAATTTTATAGCTGCAGGTACGAACCTAAAATTGTATGTCTTTGACGGTTCTGACCCTATAGACATAACGCCTATTCGAGCAACGGCTAGTGGCGGGTCTAGTGTCTTGTTTTCCGCTACAGCTGGGAAAACTGCTATTGTAGTGACAGACGCTAACCACGGCTGCTTTCTAAATGATTTTGTAACTTATTCCAGCGCGGTGAGTTTGGGCGGTGTTATAACGGCTGGTGTGCTAAACAAAGAATACCAAGTAACTGTCGTAAATAACGCTAACTCGTACACTATAGTGAGCGCAGTCGCTGCTAACGGCCAAGATACTAACACTGGCGGCGCAAACGTAGTCGCTGCTTATCAGATAAACACTGGGCTAGACGCAGCGGCTTCTGGTAGTGGTTGGGGCGCAGGTACATGGAGCCGAGGAACGTGGAGTTCATCCGCAAACGTAACTATTCCGGGCGCTAATTTACGGCTATGGTCTATGGATAATTTCGGGGAAGACTTGCTGTCTAATTTTCGCGGGGGTGGTATATATTACTGGGACTCGTCTAGTGGAACTGGGTCTCGTGCGGTGGACATAACTACGTTGAGTGGTAACAACCAACCGCAAGTCGCCAATATTGTGTTAGTCTCCGAGCGAGATCGGCACGTTATGGCTTTTGGCTGCGACCCTCAAGGCGATCCCGGTGTACTAGACCCACTAACCATTCGTTTCTCCGCACAAGAAAGTTTCACCGACTGGCAGGTGCGGGACGACAACACTGCCGGCGAACTTCGTATCGGCACAGGGTCAAGAATTATTGCTGCAGTGCAAACTAAACAACAGGTCGTTGTATTCACTGACAGGTCTGTAAGCGCGATGCAGTTTATTGGTGCCCCATTTACTTTCGGGCTTTCCGAAGTATCTACAAATACTTCTATAACCTCACAAAACGCCGCTGTAGCTGTTGGAGACGCTGTGTATTGGATGGGGGATAATGTATTCTATCAGTATGACGGTAACGTATCCCTTCTCAAGTGCCCTGTAGAGGAATATATATTCGCAAACATAAACACAGCGCAGATAAGTAAAGTTGTGGCCGCGAGTAACAGTAAGTTTAACGAGGTGTGGTGGTTTTACCCCTCCAAAAATAGCCTAAATAACGACAGCTACGTGATCTACAACTACTCCGAAAAGGCTTGGTATTATGGCACCCTAGATCGTACAGCTTGGGACGAGGGTGGAGTTTCTGGATACCCCATCGCGGCGTCACCTGACGGCAATATATACTTCCATGAAGATGGGTTTTCAGACGGCAGCACAAACCCACCCAGTGCCATAAGTAGTTTTATAGAATCCAGTGCCATTGATATTGGTGACGGGGACCAATTTATGTTTGTTAGTAGAGTTATCCCTGATATTTCGTTCCGCAATTCTACCAGCACACCCTCGGCTACGTTTACTATCAACGCTAGAGACTACCCCGGTGCAAGTTTTGACCAAACCGATTCTGGGGCTACTGTGCGTACAGCGTCATCCCCAGTAGAGCAGTACACCGAGCAGCTATTCTTTCGCCTGCGCGGTAGGTCTATATCGCTTAAAGTGGCGTCAAATACTATAAACACGCAGTGGAGACTAGGTACCCCTAGAGTAGACATGCGCAACGATGGTAAAAGGTAATGTCCCGATCCACCCCCGTACCTTATTTTGCAGCGGCTCCCATTGAGTACGATCAGGCGTATACAGCTCAGATTACCCGCGCTTTCTCAGTGTACGTACAGCAGTTACAGAACCCGGGGCCTATCAGGGCTAACACGCTTAACTTAACGGGGCTTTCCGTGTACGCTAATAATGCTGCTGCTATAACTGGCAAGCTCGCAGTCAATGATGTATATAAAACCGCAACGGGTGAACTGAGGATTGTAGTATGACTGATAAACAAACTCCTGAACGCAAAGACGTTAATGTTCCTATAACTGCGCCACCTCCTGCTAGCGGTGGCATTTTTTAATGGGGCAAAAATGATCCGTTTAATTGTCATATTGTTATTGTTATTGGGTGGCACCGTGCAGGCTGCTGACACAGTGTATAGTGACAGCAAGGTCACTTCCTCTGGTACGATGGATACCACGGTTCGCAGCCCACCACCTTCTGCTATATCTCCACAGATCAGCACTGGGACGGGCGACTTATGTACTATAGGCGTATCTGGGGCAGTCCAAACCCAAATTCTTGGCATATCCGTAGGAAAGGTCTTTACTGAAGAGAACTGTTTGCGGTTAAAGAATGCTAAAACCATGTACGACATGGGCATGAAAGTGGCAGCTGTATCGGTAATGTGCCAAGATACAAACGTAAAACTTGCGATGAAAAATGCTGGAACTCCCTGCCCAATCAACGGATTGATAGGCGATGCTGCGACTATGGCGTGGGAAGAACAAGAACTTATCGAACCCGAAACATATGCGGATGATGGTGAGGGTGCCATAAAAGGTATGATAAAAAATGTGGATAAAGACACAAAGTTCGGTGTGGGCGCTGTTCTTGGCGCTCTTGGCCTCCTCCTCCTCCTCTGAGCCGTTTACGTACAGCGCAACGGGGAACGCGGCGCACGGGGCGCTAAACTGGTCTATGGGTGCTATCTTGCCTGACATACCGGGCCTAGACATTAACGGGTTAATTTACCGCTACCGCACAGTAAAAAATACTGAAGACGCCATGAAAGTCCACGTCAGCAATCTAAAGGCTCAAGGCGGTGGGTACATCTTTAGAGAGACAGATGATTGGAGCGGCGTCCCCGGCAACAGGATTACAAAATCA